GTAACGGTATCGGTATCTACACCTACAAACTCATCTGCAAATGTATCCGTATCTGCAGCAGTTGTATCAAGATCTTCTAGCGCATCAGCATCGGTAACGGTATCGGTATCTACACCTACAAACTCATCTGCAAATGTATCCGTATCTGCAGCAGTTGTATCAAGATCTTCTAGCGCATCAGCATCGGTATCGGTATCTACACCTTCAAACTCACTAGCGTCACTAACGTCGTCACCTGTAATAGCTGCTGTGTCTTCTTCTGCAGTTGAAGCTGCCTCTGCCTCTGCTATTAATCTATCAGCTTCAGCTTTCTTTTCTGCTATTCTAATTTCTTCAAGTCTAGCTGCTTCAGCTTCTTCAGCTACTCTAACACGTTCAGCTTCAGCATCTGCTATTAATTTATCATCTGCAATTTTATTAAGTCTAGCTTCTTCAGCTACTCTAGCTTCTTCTATTAATTTATCATCTGCAATTTTATTAAGTCTAGCTTCTTCAGCTACTCTAGCTTCTTCAGCTATTCTAACACGTTCAGCTTCTCTAATTCTATCACGTTCAGCTTCTTTAGCCGCAGCTTTTTCTTCTGCAATTCTAGCTTCTTCAGCTACTCTAGCTTCTTCTATTAATTTATCATCTGCAATTTTATTAAGTCTAGCTTCTTCAGCTACTCTAGCTTCTTCTATTAATTTATCATCTGCAATTTTATTAAGTCTAGCTTCTTCAGCTTCTTCAGCTATTCTAACACGTTCAGCTTCTCTAATTCTATCACGTTCAGCTTCTTTAGCGGCGGCTTTTTCTTCTGCAATTCTAACTTCTTCAAGTCTAGCTTCTTCAGCTATTTTAGCTTCTTCGATTGCAGCTTTTTCAGCCGCTACTTTATTAGCAGTGCTATAAGTACCTATAAACTCTTCGGCGTCTTCTGTGGCTTTTGCTAAAGCTATAAGGCGTGCGTCTGATGCAGCGGTGGCTCTTTCGTCATTAAGTCTTTTTGCTTCAGCAATACGAAATTCTTTATCCTTTGCATCTAAATCCTTGTCTACTCGGTTCTCTACAGCGTTTTTATATTTCTCCCCGCCAGCAGCGTCGTTGTTTCTTTTTGCCGTGTTATAGTCATCTAAAGCTTTTTTATTTGCCTTATTTGCACCGTCAGCAGAGCCGTGTTCCCCTCCATATATATCAAAATATTTAGACTTTCTTGCAACTTCTATTAAAGAGTCTACTTTTGCGTTTAGATCTTTTACACCTGCGGCGTTAAGAGTGCTATTAAACGCGCCTAAAGCGTCTCCTCCTTTAAGGCCAGCAATTGTAGCATTAATTAATCCGTCAGTTATATCACCGTCAAAATTACTGCTTTCTTTAATAAACCCTGTTAACGTTGCAGTCGTAGCTATCATAGCTGCTTCGCTAATATTTCCACCTGAGTCTATATAAGCTTTAATTCCTTTATTAAGTGCCGCTTCAGTATTTTCAGTAAACTCAAATGACCCCGCACTAGAAGGTAAATTATTCTTAATAGTATTTGTAGCCGCAGAAGATATTTCACTGCTTATACCACCTAAAAGTGCTGTTTTTAAGTCATTACCCCTAACTGCACTACTTGCAGTACTTCCTGCAATACTCCCTGCAACAGTACTACCTGTTGCGCCTGTGACAGCGCCAGCGACATAGCTCCCAACTTTAGGTGCAACCCACCCTACCGCTGCTGATTTAAGTGCATCTCCAAAATCACCACCTTTTGCAAGTGTATCTGCGCCATTGATAAGTGGAATAGCCCATGCGTTACCTGTTACTGTAGCCGCGATAGAAGCGATTGTAGCAATAGGATCTTCTACTATAGCGTCTACAACATTTCCAATAGTCTTTGCTACAGGCTGTATAATTTCTTCAACAGCAAAATCTATAACGTCTTCTACTACGCCTATTACAAAATCAAAAACACTTGAAATAGCCTTTGCTATAAAAGACATATTACACTCCTACCTTTAAAGGTTCTTTACCTATGTTAATAAAAACTACATATTGATTTTCTTGATTACGTCCTACGGCAATCTTTGAATCTGTATTAGTTAGTTTTTTCTCTAACATACGCATTGCTGGCAAGTAAGTTTCCCCTGTAAATTGAGAAGAGTAATGAGTAATGTTTTTTGTTTGGAGATATCCTAAATAATTTAACATATTTTTAATAAAATTTCGCCCTGTATCGACATTAAACGCGCGTCCTACCATTTTAGTTTTGTTTGCGCCTTTGCCTATATGTCCAATAAATACTGTGTTTCCAACTTGCACTAAATCAGCATTTTCCATTGACGCTTCTTTAGCAACAGAACCTAACATAGCTTCTAAAGGTACATCATCTATTTGTAGTTGTTTTGCTGCAATAGATATAACCTGACCTGGGGCAATTTTTTCTTGGTTGCTATCAATAGTTTCCATAATTCACCTAAGTTATCTCAAGTATACTAGCTACCACATGTAGCCTATTCGCTGTAGCAGCGGTAACTTTTAGTATTTCGGTCGCTTGCACTACCAACGGTGCAGTTAACAGCTCTACAGTACCATTTGCTGATACTGACTTAGTTTTAAATAAACTATACACATCGCTGCCATTAGTCAAAGTTAAAGTTATAGTGTCAGCATTGCCAGAGTCTTCTGATACAACAATAGACTTAACAATAGCCGTTGTCGCTGCTGCACAAGTGTACAACGTAGTAACACTCGTTGCTGTTAAGTCTAATTTTGCGTTTGTATAAGTATTTGCCATTAACCTACAAACCACCCAACTGCATCAGACTTATCTGCTAAAGAAGTATCCCGCAGTACACTGTCTAATTGGTTAAAATATAAACGCAGAATTTTGTTAAATTGTTCAAACTCTGCAGCGCTGTATTCTTTAGGCGGGTAAGGTAACGCTGGCGCACGAAACTCTACTGTATACTGATCAGCCATTAACGCCTCCCATCTGCACGTAGATCAACTCTAGGAGCGCCTAATTGCCACTGCACTCCTGTGGCACTAGATTCTACTTTCATTGACATTTGCCTACCACGAACTCTTGTATGTATTTGTTCTGTATACACTTCAACGGGAGAAGTAGCGCTACGGGTAACCGCGCCTGTATTTACACCACTTTCTGATGTGGGTGAATTATAACCAGAACCAGAAGAATTTAATGGAAAGAATGTCATGTCTATAACAGGACTATCAGCCGTAGACCCCTCAAAAGAAACATCGGGTAGTACCCGTGACATTAACATAAATTGATGTCCATCATCTAAATCAAATTCAGCCGAGGTTATAAAAGCAGATATTGCAGCGGCAGTGCTTGTTTCATTGTCATCAATACCGTTTTCGTGATCTACAAGTAATGAGTTATAAGTAGCGGCTAACGGGAAAGATCTTAAACCAGAATCTAACCATGCGGTACGCGCCATAGAACCATAATACCATATGTCTTCTAAATAATTATACACCACATACCTATCGATACTAGATGCGCCTGAAGAACAATAGAACCACCATACTTCGTGAAACGCTTCGTTACTCCCCCCAAACACTTGGTTATATTGTAAAGTATTAAAGTCTGTAAATACATGTTTACGTAAGTCACAAGGAAGCGGTTGAGCTCTACCATCATACTTATAAAATTTATCTTTACCCATCCAGTAAGATACACCGTTAGCATAAGCCACACTATTTTGTGAAGTTATAGAAGTTTGCTCGCCGACAAGCGTAGCTGACCATACACCCGACCCTGCTCCAACATACTGCAAAGAATAAAGAGAAGAGTCTGTCCAAACAAGAACCTCTTGGCGTCCTTGAGAAGCGGTAACTATTTCTGTACCACGAGATAACCGTAAACTACCCGCTTGATTTGTAGCTGCAGGAGTCCAATTTGTAGCATCTTCTTGGTCAGACCAACGGATAAGCATAGGATCTTTTGTAGCAGAACCGAGCACATTAGCACCAAAACAAAACACAAACCGACTAATATCTGATACAAGTATAGAGTTTTGTACTGTTGGTACGTCTGAAGCTCCTGCTTTACTAGACAATAAGACCGCACGGGTAGTTAACGTACCTGAAGCGTCCCAGTAAAAAATTGAGCCGTCTCTATGCCCAAATATCAAGTCTTCACCAAAGTTTTGTTGTGACCATATACGTAAAGTTTCTGTGTCTGAAATACCTTGTCCCCAAGCACCAGAACCCCAACCACTAGCACCCCAACCAACAAGAGGGTTAGCAGATGACGCGCCTGTGTTTATTTGGTAAGCACCTACAACAGAACCCCCACCGTTTCCTGAATCAGAACTCGTAGCCGCAATATTTGTATATAAAGCGTTAGTTATAGTATCAGAGTTAAAGCTTTTTGCTGTAATAGTGTATTTGTTTGCGTCTTCAATGTTAAGTATTTGGTACTCTTGGTTAAGTATTTCAGCAGTTATATTACCGCCTAGTGCGGCAGCCCCGCTAAAAGTAACAAAATCATTAACTTCTGCGCCATGACTACTGTCCGTAACGACTATAGTAAAACAGTTTACAGTTGCATTATCGCTATGTGTAGCTGCAGTAGTACTAGTAGATGTGCCAGAAACAAGGTAGGATGCGCCTCGTGTACAACCTGTAAACGTGTTACTGCTTATAGCCGAATAATCTATAACTTCACTGTCTATTATAATTTTACCCGAAGTAGGAAATCCTGTAGTATCATCTATGGTTATTGTGGTGTCATCGGCATCTATAGCGCCGTTTAATTGGTCTGCCGATGCTGTAAACGTAACATCCCCTGCAGAAGTAGTTGCACGTAAAGGTGTTATATCGTTATACCCACCGCCGTTTTCTATGTAGAATTTTAAGTGTGTACCTATACCAATCAAGTTTTGACTACCCAAAGTAATCCAATTCCACAAAGAACGTGCAATACCTAGAAAAGTTGCCTCTGATATACGAGTCCAACCGCCAATTTTTTCAGGGGTTCCTTGCCTAAATCGAACGTTATTGCACTCATACCAACCGCCTTCATTAGTATACCTAGTATTTTCGCGGTTAACTCCTGGCTTTAGTAGCAGTTTTTTTAGAGGCATGTCTAATCCAATACAGTTTTAATCTAGCAAGTTTAAAGCTTGCTCCTTTGTTTCGTCGTTTCTTCTTATCCACCCACGTCCAAACGTGTCAAAGGTACTAAGGTCTCTATAAAATCCGTCGCGCATATGGTGCATTTGTTCTATTATTTCTGTTGGCTCAACTTCTAATACAGCTTGCAGTGTCATTGGCCCTATGCCACCGTCTTGTTCTACACCTACAATACGTTGCAATGCTTTAGCTGCACGACTTGTCCCGCTATTCACACCCCAATCGAAGCAACTCCAGTCAACCCCAGAAGGAAGATCGTCTCCACGGAGTCTATCCCAATAGTTTTCTTTGTATATAGGGTAAACGTCGTCGTGAGTAAGACCCTTCATTTCACCATCCATAACTTGCCGACCTACATATTGTTCGTAAACTGCGCGTGTTACACCGAGGTTAGTTTCTCCTCCAGGGTCACTGGGGTGGTTTACATAACCCCCTTCGTGTTCCAGCAACCAACCCATGCACTGTTCAAAGTTCTGTCTCATTTATTGTTCCTCATTTTAGCGAACTGTCGAGAACCAAACCAAAATGATATTATAGAAGTAAATAAAAGATTTGTGTCGTCATTCCACACGGCCTGTAGCGCTGCGTCAAAACTGATACC